CGAATCCAGCCTCTACACACTCGTCAAGAGTGATGGTAAAACAGATAGGTGCTAGGTTTACAAGTACCATACGATACTCAGGCTCTTCGGGTATAGTCGCAGTCAAACACAGCAACCGATCATATGAGTTCTTGTTGAAGAACTCTCGGTATACTTCAGACAAGCCAAGGTGAATCTCGTCACATACCACAACGTGGTAATGCTTGCCCTCCATCTTGTGCGCTGACTGATAGCACATGAAGTCTATACGATCTAGGTACTCTTCGAACCCCCACTTAACAAACTCGGTGGGGAACTGCTCCTGCAACTGCTGTGTAGGCACAAGGACTAGACATCGTGCGTCTTTGTCCTCCAGTTCATCGAGACTATAAGCAACAGCGAGAGTGGCAACGCGAGATTTCCCAAAGCCAGTAGCAGCAATAATGCTGCCCTTAAACCCTTTATTGGCCCACTCGTTAAGTGCCTTCTTTTGATAGTCATTGCGTGTCATAGGTTTTACCACGCCTTTCTTATCAACAGTCAGGGGAGCTCGCCTACCCACGTAATTTAACTTCTTTGGTTTATTGGAGCGACTCATACTGAGATATTTCTTCCTCCAAGTGATGCAAGAAGTCTAGGTCTACTATAACAATAGACTCTTGCACAATCCTTACATCGATCATCTCGATGCTAGAGGGAATAGGTTCAGTGTCCCAATCACCCCTCTGTCCTGAGTTGATGTTGTACTTCGCTTCGATGGTCAACTTGCCCATGTCGGAGTCGATCGTTGTTCTGTAAGAGTGTACGCTCATATTGAACTTGTTTAATGTTTAGTTTTACAATCTGTCTGCGGAGGTATGACAACTCATTTTTCAAGTTGTCCTGCTCCATTTTGATTCGCTCGATATCGAACGTTAATGTCGGATCTGTATTCATATCCATTTAATTTTAGTCTTAGTTCAGCAACGCCTCTTGCGTGCTTGAATTTGTCTCGAAACGTAGGATCTACTTCCAACAGCTGCCCTGCTCTTTGTACAGAGTAGACAACCGTAGAGTGATCCCTGTCAGCATACATACCGAGACGTTTGCATGTAAACTGATAGAACTCTTCTCTGCACAGGTAGAAGAATATCTTCCTAGCATCCGCTAACATAGCGCTCCTACATCTGCCTTTGAATTCTTCAAATGTAAGACCGTACTCATCACAGCAAGCCATAGCTATGATGTCTAACTCACCTTTGTTAAAGCAGTGGCTGTGCTTTATACGTGTTTGCGCACTGTTGTGCAGTCCCGGATACGCATAGGGACTTGTTTTTGGATCTATCATTGTGTAATCGTGTTGTGCGCCCGGTAGGACTTGAACCTACGGCCAATTGATTATGAGTCAACTGCTCTAACCACTGAGCTACGGGCGCGGAAAAGGGCCAGCAACGTTTTGCCAGCCCTCACCTGTTGAAACTAGAAATAAACTAATTACGAGTGAGCTGTTATCGCCTCACACGCGTACCCCGAGCGGGACTCGAACCCACAACCTACATCTTAGAAGGATGTTGCACTATCCAGTTGTGCTATCAGGGCAATTGCTTACTCAGTGAGCAAGCCGTCGATGCTCTCTTCGAGAGCGCTTATCGCATCAGTTATAAACATGCTGAGACTATCGTCTCTCATGTCCACAGACAATACCTTATCAAGCTCATTCTGCAGCCCACCGATGTGGTGCTTTAGCTTGTGCTTGAAGCGAGTATTACCTTGTGTCTCATCCAACAGTTCTTGTAGTAGCATAGACGTCACGAATAGCTTGACTTCAAGCTGTCGCATCACCTTGTTACCGACTTGTACATCTTTGCTCATGATTCAGAAGGGCATTTGTTTAGTTTCTGGTTCCTGTTTACCAGGCACCAGCTTAGAGACTCTAGTGTAACCACGTGCTTTTGTCTTATGACGCTCTTTGCTAATAAGGTCCCACATGACATTTCTGCCTGATGCTTTTTCCAAAAGCTTTTCAGCTTCCTCCTGGAACGTAAATGTGTACGCACCACTTGCTACTTTCTGCACAATCTTTAGCATCTCTGGTATGAGAGTAATCTGATTTGCGAAAGAAGCGTTGTTGGAATACACCCTACACATGTTATGTCCTGAGGATGTAGCTACAGTTATGCTGCTAGAACGTTCAGATCCGCTTTGACGTCTTACGACCTCCAAGTTCTTTGCAATCTCCAGTGTGCGACTTACCTTAAGAAACTTATCGATAAGTTCAAGCTCTTCTTGATTTTTACTTATCACTACTTCTACCTTGGCCTTGTGTGTACGTAAGCCTTGATAGCTAAACGTGCTGTAATCCAATTTGTCTGTTTTAGTATTCATTTTTCCCATGTCTTTGAAATATTAGTATCTGCCTTTAACAGGCCATTAGGTATAATTACTTTAGCAGCCTTCTCCATGAGCTCAGTCATCCTGACTGCCCATGCCTCGGCTACATCTTGTCTGCATACACAATCAATCTGATCATGTACGGTCATTACAATCTTCACGGTATCAGACCATGACTCCTGTATCTCTCTATGTATATAGATGAGAGCCAGTTTAGTCATGTCAGCTGATGAACCCTGAATAGGTGTGTTCTTAGATGCACGCTCAATACTACCGAACTCCTGGAACATAGACCTGTCATTCCAGATCTTAGGGAACCACGTATCAAACCACCTTCTACGCTTGAATGGCTTGAAGGTACGTATGTAACCATTACGTGTACCAAATGTACCAAGAGTTTGTAGAAAGTCTCTGATGTTAGGAAACTCTGTAAAGTATTTCTCTATGAGTGCCTCTGCATCTGACTTAGATATCTGCAATGTATCTGCTAGCTTGAATGGGCCCATACCATAGGCCAAGCCAAAGTTGATTGCTTTGATTTGGGTTCTGAGCTTCTTCCGTGCGTCAGGGTCAGCGTTTCTCCATTTGTCCTCGAATACGAGATCTGCACATACTCCGTGCAAATCCAATCCTCTGGTGAGAGCATCAAGCCACACCGGATCTTTACTGCCATATGCGATGACATTTAGTTCCTGACTAGAGTAATCAGAGGAAACAAAGACCCATCCCTGTGGAGCAATGAAACAGTTTCTAAAGGTGTTATCGCTTGGAATCTGCTGCATGTTAGGCTTTGAGGAAGAAACTCTTCCCGTGTCAAGGATTTGTGAGAAATTTGTATGAACTCTCCCATCACTGTTGACGTAGTTGAAGAACTTAGTACCGTAGGCGTTTGCGAGCTTGGTCCTTTCTTTATAGCGTATATATTCATCTATGAGTTTATGTTTGTATCTGTACTTATTTAGTTTCTTACCGTTAACATCCTCTAGTTTAGGTTCTAGATTCCTGAATAGCTCTAAGGTTTGCGTAGGGGAGCCCCAGTTGATGTGAGTATGCCTGATGTCCTCTATAGGAGCAAACATATCCACCTGTACTGGTATATTATAGTGCTGTAACAATGGATGTGCCAACACCATATCATCTAGCTTGATCGACTGCTCATGTGCCAGCTTGACATTGTTCTCTGCCATAACTGTCCATTTGTCCTTATCAATAGCTAGTCCCTCGTACTCTATCTCAGAGAATACCTTGACTACCTTATTCTCAAGACGTGCTGTTTGCTCAAGTTCATACGTATGAAGTAAGCCAAGCTGGTTCTGCCGTATGTCCAACAGATAAACCACATCGTTTGCCCCGTACGTAATTTGGTCGACAGTAAAAGGCTGACCTTTGAGTCCGATGAATTTACTACGCGTCTCTTTATTGAGAGTAACACCGAGGTATCGCTCCACGCACTTGGCAAGAGAGTATCCATAGTCTTGCTTGCCACAATTGATAACTCTCTCCACAAGAAACGTGTCGTATATCTCTTCCACCGAAATTCCAGCCCACTTTTTGATGAACTTGTAGTCGAACTTAGCGTTGTGAAAAATCTTGATAATATCATGTGATTCTAGTATTGGTTTAAGAAGTGTTATATCTACCACACGTGTATCGATTACATACTGACGCTCTCTGTCCCCAATCTGAAGCATGATCATCTTCTTGGAGGTGAAGTCAAAGCCTTCAGTCTCCGTGTCTACACCAAGGACTGTCTTTGTCTTGCAGTATGCCGCACACTCCTCAATCGTAGCCGTCTGTATCTCATTTAGAGGGCTGCTTGAGCCTATAAATCGTACGCTTTTCATTTTCCTTCTGTTCTTTTTGCATAAACATTAGTATCTGCTTGGCGTCTGCCATGCTGTAAGTCTTACCAAGGAAATATACCTCATTTCTATTCTGTCTCTCCGATGCTTTGATCAAGTTATCAAGCACATCAGAACGCCCATCCTGTATAAGGTGAGCGATTTGTCCCATTTTACCCATAAGTGTAAGTGTTTGTTGTGAATGTATAGTCACCATGTTGGGAATCGAACCCAATGTCGTATCTCCTCGTTTACCCCGAGAGACAGCGCTACCATTAGCTCATGGTGATAAAGGGGACAGCTTTCGCTGCCCCCTCGTTTTGTTACGACATGATCTCTCCTGTCATAACGTCCACTCCAGCGGGGATGCCGCCAGTGACTTTAGTCACTGCATCCGCCTCGAGGAATGTGTGGCTGGGTTCACCAAAGCAAACTTGAGAGTTTGCAAAGATGTAGCAACCATCGTGAGTGATGTACTCACCATCCTTACCACGACGCTTTGCAGCTGTAGAAAGGTTGGCCATCTGCCACTCACTAGGCTCCACAGTCTCAGTAATCTGTACACGAAGTACATTACCGTTAACTGTAGGGTTCGCAATGTTCAAAGGCTTGACAGACTTGCCAGCTTCGTTCATTGTGTAACCATCCTTCAAGTCAACGCCCAAGAGTTCAGCTGCGTCAGCTGGCTCACAAGTAAGCCAAGCACGACGTGCCCCACCTTGAGAGAATCTCTCGTCGGATTTGTTAAACACTGCCAGTGGATTGGCTTGTGCAGCACCTTCAAGGCGCTCCGCCAGCTCCAACTGGATTTTACCATTAGCCACTTGGATAGCTTGTACCAAGAGACTGTTGCCTGGAGTTAGGGCCTCCAGCTTGCCGCTGTTAATGATGTTTTCCATGATGTTATGGATTTAAACATGATTTTTATGATGGTGACTGTTAATGGCCGTCACCTTACGCCATTGATTTCAAAGTAAAAAGCAGTTTACTGTCATGCTTAGGACCGGACAGAGGCGAAACGCCAACGCCCTAGTAGTACTACCCGCCCGAAGGCGACAGAGATATGATTACGTGTCCACCGCAACCCTCTATTCTTACCTAGTAGGAATACCATATAGGTATTTGCGTCACATGTATCCTTTGCTAGAGGGACAACGGGCGCGACCCGATCGAATTAGCAAAGGGGACGACTGTAGTGCGGAAGGAATCGAACCTTCAGGATAATGTCTGTAGATATGTGTAGCTCAACCAATTACGAGTACTACACAAAGACAACCCCCCACGCCAATGCGCACTATAAAATGATAACACAGCTATCAACAACTACCTTAAGGGTCGAATCAAAAGGAGGCATACTACCGTCATCGTAGTATAGCAATTTGTCTTGCGTGTACTTAACTGCCCGTTGGCCGGCACGCTGTGTTATCATAGAAACGCAGTGAGGAATCGAACCTCACTTAACTCGAGTATTAGCCGCCAGGCTACGTTTGTAACCAGTTTACTTGGTTTTGTTGATGATACCCCAACTACCTGTTGGGTACTTGATCCTGTATGGCATGTCATCAAACCTAGGATGTTCGATTGTAATCCATAGTACAGTGTTCTTACGTCTGCGTTTGATGTCGAACAAGTCTACATTGCAGACAATGTGGTCACACGTAGTAGCTGACTCGAGTTGTATAGTCTCGAGGTTCTCATTGAACCGTGCTACGTATGTCTCACCGTACATGTCTTGTAACATGCCGAACATACCACAGTTGTATGCTTGTGCTTTTGCCTCCATAGCAAACAGAAGGGACAGGAATGCCCCTAATGCTGCTACGATAGCGTATCGAATGATAGTATCTCTCATGATTCTGTTGTTGTTTCTAGATTTCTTTTACTTAAGCCTCTCTTCTTAAGTCCTTCTTCGAGATAATACCAGAACTCCTGTTGAAAATGATTGTTAACGTCCTCGTTCTCGTCGAAGGACAGCTTGTCGAGAACGGAGGCAATCTCTTCATTGTATATTTTGATCTGCTCATTGACGTCGTGCTCATCAATGATGGCAGTTAGTTCTTTGACAGTCTTCTGTCTCTCTGCAATCTCAAGCATCAAGCGTTGACGCTCTGATTGTGCTGCATTGAGTATTACCCACTTGTCGTTCTTCCATGTGTTGTAACGGTGAACGACTGGGTTGTTGAGTTTATTCTTCTTGAGGTCCATGTGTCATAGTATTGTATGTGACAGAAAGTATATGGTGTCACATAGTGGGGAAAAGTGGTGAGTATGACCTGGTAGTCACACTCACACACTATCAATTAACTGTAGTTACCTACGTCGGGCAAAGAGAACTCCGTTAGGAGTTCTTCTTTTGGAAGTCTGCAATGCGCTGACCGAAGGTCGTTGCAGCAGCAACGAAGACTTTCTCTGCGTTAGTGATGTCGCCAGTCTCGTCGTTCATCTTGGCAGTGGTAGCGAAGTAGTACTTGCCACTCTTTGATAGGGTAAAATCGTTTGCGTTTAGCATAGCTAAGGTATTCGAGGGCGGGGGGTTTGAGCCGCCGAAGTGTAGTGCGGGTCTTTTATTGTGTAGGTTACCACTCTCAAAAACTTCCTTCTAAAAAAAATTTTCTATATTTGAACCATGGCACAAAAAACAAACCACCAACTCTTCGTACAGAAGAACGTATCTCGTCCAGGAGTACACGCAAAGAGTAAGACGTCAACACACAAATCTTCCAAGAGCTATAAAAAGCCGTACAGAGGACAGGGTAGATAAAACAGTTTTTACTATCTTTGCATCGAGACCACTTATGTGACCGGCCCTTGGTAACCAAAAAGGGGCCTAGACATCGGGTTTGGAGGCTGTCAACATAGGCAGCTGAAGTCGTCCCCGGTAGTTTCAAAAAGTGCGTTGGTATAAAACTCGGGTGGGAACAAGGCTATAGGCTGACAGAAATGCCCCCACGTAGGCTTAACACGGCGAGTGGAAATCCAGCGTTAGACAAAAACCCCAAGGGGGAAAATTATATCTAGTCATGAGAGAAATCAATCGCATCATCATCCACTGCTCTGCTACAAGAGAGGGACAAGACATTACCGCAGAAACAATCAAGGATTGGCACGTTAACGGAAACGGCTGGTCTGACATTGGGTACCATTATTGCATTCGTCTTAACGGGGACATTGAGCCCGGTAGAGGAATAGAAAAGAAAGGTGCACACGTGCGTGGTCACAACGACGACTCAATCGGGATCTGCTACATTGGGGGATGCGAGGGTGATGGACAAACACCAAAGGACACTATGACTCCTGAACAAGAAGAAGCTATGAGAGAGCTTGTATACTCTCTGCGTATGGTATGGACCAAGAAGTTGACCCTGCATGGGCACAACGAGTTCTCCGACAAAGCATGTCCAAGCTTTAAAGTCAGCGAGAAGTTTGCAGATATCTTGTAAACTATTTGGTTATATAAGATGTAGTTTTATATATTTGTCATAAACCAAACATTATGGCAAATCTTAATTTCCAACCCACACGTGACTGGCTTGTTCTCCCACTTAGAAAGCAAGACCAGACAGATGCGGGTATCCACCTTATGGGAGGTGCAGAAAAATCCCTTCGCACCAACATACTAACAGTACTTGCTGCTGGACCTAAATGTGAACTCATCAAAGAGGGGGACACAGTTATGGTGCACCCTGCAACGGAGGGCCTAGTTGTAACCATCGATGACCAAGAGTGCATCATGGTAAACGAATTTTCTATCTGTGGGGTAATTCCCAGCTAATGGAGGGCACGGTAACCATACCGCTCTCTGAATTTGATAAACTTAGGGGTGCTCACCAAAATGCAGACGAGCGAAACAGCAATCTGCAGAGGGCCGCAAGGGAGATCGAAGTATTCCTCTCCTTCCTGTGTACACGGGAAACCATTATGGAGTACGTAGAGGAGTTCAACAAACAGTCTTCCCGTTCAAGAATCAACATTGAGGAGGGTAAGGTCAAAATCGTAATACGTGATGAGTAGAAAAATACAAATCAAAGCAGACACGACGTTCAAGTACCTACAGGTATTCAATGGTATCCTTGAGCTTACGTACAAAGAGCTTCTGATACTGTCTAAGTTTATAGACCTGTCGGAGACGAACAACATATGTTCGGCGGACAGCAAGAAGAAAGTAGCAGATGACATGGGGGTCGATGACCCCAACACGCTAAACAACTACGTCAAACGTCTCAAAGACAAGGGCGCTATTGTTAAAAGCAAGAATGGTTATATTGTATCACAACTCCTGAAAATGGATAAAACTGTAGTTATTGAGATTACTAGATGACATAGTATCCACGAGGTTCGTTAAGTACCCCTGGGGCATCAACGTGCTCCAAGACTCTAGCGGACGTCTACTAACGGTAATAATTAAAAACATAGAAGATGAGCGAGAAGACACCGTCATTTATTGATATGATGAAGACCTTCGGTAAGGAGGTCGCGGAGTTTGCAAAGCAAGGCGCCCCACACGTCAACAGAAATCAATACAAAGAAAGGTTAGCAACCTGCGGTGGTTGCAAGGACCTACGAAAAGATGTAATGAGGTGCGGTAAATGTGGCTGCCTTGTTGAACAAAAGGCAAAGTGGGCTACATCAAACTGCCCAGAAAAGAAATGGCCCACCATAAAAGTGGGTCAGCACGGAAAGAAAGTCACATTGAAGGCCAAGAAGAAAGATGGATCAGAAGGTAATAATACAAAGACTAGCAAATAAGCACAACCTGCCACTACAGAAAGTAGAGGAGGCAGTGTACTACCAGTTCAAGTACGTGCACAACGTAATGCGGCAGGGTAAATTCGAACCTGTTAGATTACCATTCCTAGGAAAGTTCCACGTACTACAATCAAGACTTAAGTATCTACAGAAGCATGAGGGATCTGATAACGGTAAGTAACAATGTAGTTGTCCCAAGCGCGTACGCACTTACCATCAACGAATTCAAGGGTTTGAAATCCGGCGAATTGGGTGCCGTATATTTCTACACGGACCACCGATCCCCCTACGCTGTGTATGAGGAACAGGAGAGAATGGACAGGATAGGTCAAGACCTAAAGGTTAAGTTCACCTCCAAGGTAATGGGGGCAGTAGATAAATATAAGGAACTGTCAGAAACATCAGCTATAAAGCTTCTTAAATCTGCACGTAACTCGATAACTAAACTCGAACGTTACTTTGGTACCGTAAACCTAAATGTTCTTGATGATCACGGTAAGCCTATCTACCACGCAAAGGACCTCATCGGCAACCTCTCCAACATGGGTAAGGTTATTACAGGACTTGACGAGCTCGAGGCTATAGTTAAGAAACACGAGCAGAAAGACAACCCTAATAGGGGTGGGGTAGTAACCAATAAGTACTCCCACTGATGTTTAAGAACAGTGCTAAATACTCTCCTGCAGCAAACCACTATCTAGACTTCGGTTTCTACACAGATGCAATACCAGGCACTCGAGAATATTATGATTACTGGGACGAAGAAAGAAAAAGATGCTTAGAAGGATACGAGGAATTAACGGGTTATCACTATTTCTATCTCAACTACTGCCCAATCGACCGGGTAGTGGACGACATCCTAACAGACGGCACCAAGATCGCACGAAGAGAAAGAACATTTCCTGCCTTCTACGACGGAGACCACCACTACTTCACTGCGGTAGACGAAGCCAGAAAAACAAACAGACACCTAGTCGTACTAAAGGCTAGACGTAAGGGCTTCTCCTACAAGGCTGGTGCAATGCTAGCTAGGAACTACTTCTTAATGCGTAACTCTAAGAACTACGTATTCGCATCACAGAAAGAATACCTCATCGGGGACGGACTACTATCTAAAGCCTGGGAGTTTTTAAGTTTTATTGATGACAACACTGCATGGACACAGCCTCGCCTGAGAGATAGGGAGATGTTCAAAATGTCAGGCTACAAAAAGAACGTTAACGGAGCGGATGTAGAGCTCGGTATGAAATCACAAATCATCGGGGTATCTCTAAAAGACAACCCAGACAAGGTTCGTGGTAAAGCAGGTGATCTGATTTTCTTTGAGGAAGCAGGCTCGTTCGGTGGACTACTGAAAGCCTGGGAAGTAGCCATGCCTACAATGCGTCAAGGCTCCAAAACACTTGGAACCATGATAGCATTCGGTACAGGTGGTGAAGAGGGTAGCGGCTTTGACGGGATGGAAGAGTTGTTCTACCACCCTGACTCCTATGACTGCATAGCATTTGACAACACGTGGGATGCAGGAGCTATGGGTACACAATGTGGGTACTTCGTACCTATACAACAAAACCTAGATGGGTTCATAGACGACGATGGGAACTCACTGATAGAAGAAGCAAAGAAACATGAGGAAATACAGAGGGAGAAGAAGAAGGGGGCAAATGACCCAAAGGCACTTGACCAGTACGTCGCGGAGCACCCGTTCACACCGCAGGAAGCAACTCTACAGGTTACCGCCAACCTCTTTGATGTTAATTCTCTTAAAGAGCAGTATAACAAGATTAAGGTTCACGGGCTTGACTCCGAGGGAACAGCTGGGGTAATGTACTACGACAAGAATGGGAAGAGTTCATTCCGCCCATCAACAGATGTAAGCGCTGTACACAAGTTCCCACACAGGAAAGGTGACAAAATAGATGGGGCTATCGTTTTATATGAATCTCCGTATACAACAAAGGAGGGAGAAGTCCCACATAATTTGTATATTATATGCCATGACCCATATGCGCAGTCTAAATCGACAACCAATGAGTCACTTGGAGCAGCATACGTAATCAAACGACCGAATAACCTATCCAAACCGGATGATATAATTGTAGCAAACTATGTTGGAAGACCTACGACACAAGATGAATACAACCGGAATCTATTTATGCTGGCGGAATACTACAACGCCAAAATCGGATTCGAGAACGACCGCGGAGAGCTTATTGCTTACGCGAAGAGATATCGTAAGCTACATAAGCTACAGGAGGAATTTGAGATGTTGGATAAGAAAGAACTCAGATCTAGGAATGTGAAGCGTCAGTACGGTATGCACATGACCGAGCAACGTAAACGCCAAGGTGAGCTATATATAAGAGACTGGCTAATAACACCAAGGCATACTGACGAGGATGGGAATGTAACTCTCAACCTTCACAAGATATATGATGCAGGACTCCTACAAGAGCTAATCAAGTTCAATCACAGAGGGAACTTTGACCGAGTTATGGCTTTTATGGTGGGCATGTACCACACGCGAGAGTTATATAATAGAGAGGTGGTAGAAATCCTGGAGGACAGGTCTACCGATGACTGGTTTGATCGTATTTATAAGTAATTTTGCACGAATGTATGGGACCCACGATATACCTAAACAAAGGATAGCACTTAGTAAGAAGAACAAGAAATGGAGAGAGGGATGCGTAGATGCATTCATCAACATCTCCAAGTTTGGTCTATCAGAACGGAGAAGTAGACTCAAAAGTCTGTACGAGTATTACAACGGAACAATAGACGAGACCGATTATAAGTACGTTTTAAAGCCCTATGGTAAGACGCGTGCTAACTTCCCCTCAAAGCTCCGTAATTATCCCATAATCAAGCCTATTATAGACCTCCTGCTGGGGGAAAAGGCCAAGAGACCACTGAACTACACAGTGACTGTGAAGAATGCAGACTCTGTGTCGCAAAAAGAGGACGCTAAGAAGCAAGCGCTCTTTGCACAGGTGCAGAAAATGTACCTAAGCAAGCTTGCAGAAAACAAGGACCTGGATATACCGCAGTCCGAAGAAGAAATACAGCTACCCCCGCAAATCGTTGAAGAGTTCGACCGAACCTACGTAGACAACAGAGCCATTACGGGGCAGAAAGCCATCAACTACATTATGCATCAGGAAGAGATGTATGATAAGTTCCAGAGAGGGTTCTTTGACTACTTGGTCACCGGAGAAGTGTACTCTCACAAAGGGGTACGCAGGAACGAGCCATTCTACGAGGTACTTAACCCTCTTGATATAGACTACGACAAAGATCCCGACATTGAGTTTGTGGAAGACGGGGATTGGTCTATCATACGGAAGTTCTCGCACGCATCTACAATCATAGACAACCTCGGGGACTACCTAACACCAGAACAAGTACTAGAGTTGGAGAATCCGCAGCACATGTCTACTGAATCGTACCTGCTGTACAGATCAGAGGCCACAGGAGCGGATGACAACATAGCACGTAACAGACTTATTGAAGTAGTTACCGTATACTGGAAGAGCCGCAAGCGTATTGGGTTCGTTGAGTATATCGATGAGAATACCGGTATGATGGAGATGATGCAGGTGGATGAGGGATTCCGCATGCCTGCTGATATGAAGGAGAGAGGAGCTAAGATCAAATACGAGTGGGTAAATGAGGTATGGCAGGGCACAAAGATTGACGGTAGATTTTACGTCAAGATATCCCCCATTTCTAACCAACGAACGTCACTGGATAACCCCTCTATCTGCAAACTCCCAATCAACGGTAGGAAGTACTCGGACATTAATGCTCAGAACATCTCCTTGGTTAGCCTAGGGATACCGTTCCAGCTTAACTACAACATATTCAAGTACCGTATGGAGCTAGCTATTGCACGCTCTAAGGACATCATCGCACAGTTCGATATCAATATGATACCCAAGAAGTGGGACATGGATAAGTTCATGTACTTCGTAGAAGGTACCGGTATTGCGTGGGTTGACTACAACAAAGAGGGCATACAGCTATCACCACAACACCAGTCAGTGCTGGATATGTCCATCAAGACCATTGACCAGTATCTAGGATTGCTTGAGTCTATCATGCAGGAGTGGGAAAAGATATCAGGTGTAAATAGACAACGTCAGGGAAGCATTGGAACTTATGAAGGAAAAGCCACGTCACAACAAGCTATTGTTCAGTCCTCGCACATTACAGAAGATCTTTTCCGCAAATTCTCACGATTTGAGCAACGTGAACTCCAGGGCCTACTGGATTACTCTAAGGAAGCGTGGATTACGGGCAAGAAAGCAATGTACGTCATGCCCGACATGAACTCTCAGTTCTTGGAGGTAGATGCATTTGAGCATATGGAAAGCGAATACGGGGTATTCATATCCGACTCCGGTAGAGATCAAGATAAACTTCAGCAAGCTAAAGGGCTTTCTCAGGCTATGATACAGAATGGCGTGCCAGCATCCGCAGTATTGGATCTGTTTGATACAGAGAACTACGCAGGAATTAAGGACAAGATTACCAAAGCTGAGAAAGCTCAGAAGGAACTGGAGCAACAACAGCAACAGGCTCAGCAGCAAGCTCAGATAGAGCAGCAGAAAACTGCACAGATGAAGATCCAGCAAGATGCCATCGACAAAGAGAAGGACAGACAGTTGGAGATAGAGGTAGCTCTTATCAAAGCAGAGGCATCGGATGCGGACGACAGACTTGACATAGAGATGGAAAAGATGCAGAGACAGTTCGAACTTAAGGAGAGAGAACTGAATCTTAAACAGCAAGCTCTAGACAAGGAGGGTGATCTGAGACCAGACGGAGTATGAACAACGCAGAACGTAGACAACTATTAGACAGGTTTAAGGGCTCCGGTATGGAGGGCTCTATACTTGACGTGTTTAAAGCCTACGAGCAAGGGCAAGACCTTATAGCGGAACACTATCAACAAAAGAAAGAACAAGAACCTGTAGAGTTATCAAGCCCGCAGGAACAGAGACAGGGGCTAAAGCCCTATCACCAAGCCGGGGATTTGGATCGCTCAGCAGTTTTCAAGGACGTGCCTCCTAATACCCCATTCAACACTCACGGGATGAAAGTCCCCATCAACATAGAGAAGTATAATGAGCAGGGACATCTAGTAGAATCGCACAAGAGCGTTCCCCCCGGCATTAGTGATATACCCACAGGACCTCATAGAGGAGACGTAATAGAGACCCCAGCAAAAGGCTACAGAGATGGGGGAGTAGTTAAATACGCAGAAGGAGGACCGAAGGGAGAACCAGCTGCAGATTTAGAAGGTAGAGAGGATAGATTAGCCCTTGCAGCAGCCAATCAACAAAACAGATTTACCAGCCCGGCTACTCAAGAAACGATGAAAGAGGATGACCCAAGAGTAGAGGGATATATCGAAGATACTTTATTTAAAAACGTCGGGTATAAGGGCGATTCCGTCGATGATCCATGGTCTGCCGCTGCAGTGAGTGATTTAGCAGTAGCTTTTGACCCCGAGTTTAAGGGCAGTGCAGCGCACTCACAGTATATAAACAGGGCATTTAAGCAAGAGGGGAATTACCGTGCTGAAAAAATTACATCGGGGGATGACTCCTTTGCTGCTGGAGATATTCTATTTCAAGGAAGACGTGACAGAAAAGGAAACCCTATCGGTCCTCAGAATTTTAGTCAGTTTAAAAGAGCAGGTAAAGGAAAAGGTAAATACGCTGAGGGGTACGGTTCCCACTCCGACATTATAACCAGCACTGGGGTAGACAAGGACGGTAGAAAATACTACAACGTGCAAGGAGGAAATGTAGGAAACACTTTGAGTACAAAACGCATGTACGCAGAGGATATAGAGAAGTCATACCCTGGTAGACTTACCCAAGGTTCTGGACTCAGAAGCGGGGGAGTGCGATATAGTAATAGGAGATATAAAAGATAATTATACATACTCAAACCAACACACTTTAAATAAATTTGCAACATGCAACCAAACGACAAATTAGATTTTAGCGCCATTTCTTTCGACGATATGTTGGGAGACGGCATAGAAACGGCTCCTCAAGACGTTGAGGAAGTAACACCAGAGGACGTAGAAATCGTAGACGAAGATATCCCAAACCCTGAACAGGGCGATGAAGATCAGGAGGATTACGTAGACGATGACTATGACTATGACAATGATGATGAAGAGGGCGCAGTAGAAGATGAAGTTGAGCTAGAGGATCTACCTATAGCAAACCAAATCTCTACAGTTCTTGGATTGGAGCTGGAGTCAGAGTATGACGACACTGTAGAGGGACTTACAAACTTCGTAAGAGACATGTCTCAGGAAGTAGCAGAAGACCAACTACAAGGTTTGTTTGAAGAGTTCCCCGAAGTACAACGCCACTTGGACTACATACTTGCAGGGGGTGACCCAGAACAATTCTACGCTACGCACAACCCGCAGGCAAACTATGGCAACATTGAAATGTCTCAGGGTGACATTACTCTACAAAGAGCAATGCTTGGTGAGTACTTTAAATCAGCAGGACATCCTGAGGATTTTATTGTAGACGTACTTAACGACTACGAAGAATCTGGAAAGCTCTACGGCAAAGCGCAAGCTGCTCAGCAACATCTAGCATCAGCACAAGCTGAAGAGAAAGAGCAGATGTACCAAGCACAGCTTGAACAGCAACAAGAAGCCGAAGCAGAACAAGATGAGTTCTGGGACGGAGTTGCCGGAGTCATAGAAGAAGGAAATGAATTTGCAGGTATTCGCATACCTGATAACGATAAACAAGAGTTCTTTGATTACATATCTGCACCTGTAGATGATCAAGGAAATACTCAAAGAGACTTAGACTATTCTGAGGCGGACATGGACATTAAACTCGCCATTGACTACTTGATGTATAGTGGATTCAATCTCTCAGACATTATTGATACGAAAGCTCGTACCAAGAGTGTAGAGAACTTGAGATCTAGAATACAGACAAATGAGGAACGAGTGAAGAGTGCGCGTAAGGCTCAACGTAGACAGAAAACATTTGATCCGGATCAACTGGACATAAACGCGCTTTTTTAAACAAGCAATCTAACTTTTAAAATAAACAATCATGGCATTGACTAATGTACTAAAGACGTACTACAATGACTCGCAAATGACTGACACGAATTCGTTGGTCAATGCGTTGATGGAGAAGCCCGAAGAGCTCTCTCCAATTATCACGCACCTCGCAGGTCGTGAAGAGAAGAAGTTCCCACTGTCCTTTATGACAGAGGGAGTTGGTAACACTAAATCTATCGATCGTTTCGAATACGAGTACCGAGTGAAGACTCACGAGGTAAACGTTCGTCCGGTTATAGCTGCTAACGGAACAGGAGCAGGTGGTGCAACGTTCACTATCACTTTCCCAGACCGTTGGTTTGTATTCCCATACACACTCGTGTCTGAGAGCGGTGTTCTTGCACGTATCATGGAGGAGCCACGTCAAGTGTCTGGCGGATACCAGTACACAATGAAGTTGGTATCTCCAGATCAAGCTGCTTTGGCTGATACGGATACTACTGGTGATCTTTCCCCAGGTTCAATGTGGGGTCAGCTCTATGCTAACGTAGGTATTGACTTCTCACGTGGAAACGCTTCTAACTGGAGTGCACCCGGGTTGGTGAGATCTAAGATTGGTACTATCCGTAAGTCATACCAGTTCTCTGGTAATGCTAAGGACTACGTTGCTCAGTTTGAGCTCCCCTTGAAGGAAGGTTCTTCTACCAAGTTGTGGATGGACTACGAAGAGTATCGTCACATGTTGAAGTTTAAGGAAGAGTGTGAGATGTACTACTGGTATGGCCAGAAGACTCATGACTCTACCGGTAGAACCAACATGGTGGACGAGAACGGGCAGCCAGTTGTTTCTGGTCCTGGTTTGTTCGAGCAGATCATCAACAAAGACACTTACTCTACGCTTACACAGCAGAAGATTGAGGACGTCATTGGTGATTTGTTCTACGGAATGACTGACGCTACTGATAAGCAGGTGACATTGTTCACAGGTATTGGTGGTGCACGTGAGTTTGACAAGGCTTTGCGTAACTACTACAGCTCAGGTCAGTCGTCTTCAAGCCCAGGGTCAACTAGAAACTACTTGAACACGGCAGAGTCTAAGTTCATCACAGGTAGTGGACGTAGCCTTGGAATCACTGGTTACTTCAACTCGTACGATCACATTGATGGTCATACAGTGAATGTAGTTAAGGTTCCATTGTTTGACCATGGTCCTGTTGCTCAGGCTTCTCGTAAGCACCCTGACACTGGATTGCCTCTCGAGTCGTACAGAATGACCTTTGTTGATCAGTCTACCTATGATGGAGAGAACAACCTTCAGATGATCAATAAGAAGGGTCGTGAGATGTTGCGTTGGGCTGTTGCAGGTTCTGTTGTGCCTAAGGGCTTCACAGGGTCTGACACCCGCGCTAGTGATATAGACGGTGCTTCTGTGCACATGTTGAAGACAGCTGGTATCCTGCTCCGCAGATTCGATACTTCGCTTGATTTGACTTGCACTGCATCGTAATTTGTGTTTGGTTTGCATAGGGGGGATTGGTAAACTTTCCCCCCGTTTGCAACCATTTACATACCCAAACCAAACATTAAGTTATTCTTTGACTATAAAAGAACAGCTTAGTTATTCTTTCTAAACTTAAAAGAACATGAGAAAAATTTACGTAAGACGAAAGGAAATTAATAGTTTCCTTCCAAAGGAGGTCCGAGTAGGAGCTCGCGTCACAATTGGTTCTATATTTGTAGGACGTCAACCACTCAAAGGAGTGGAAGGAGAAGAGGCCAAAGAATACCTACCACGTATTATAGGTCTACCGTACGATCATCCAGACTTCCCCGCTAGGGAAAAAGATTACTGGGCCAGTTTGCGAGTTAAAGTCCCATTCGAAGGAAAGGAGCTTGACATCACTACTACTGAAGATGGTAAAGCCGTCAACCCAGAAGATTACATCACATACAAGTGGTGTATGAAACATCGGCAGGTTGCTGAGAGCAAGTCTGAGATGGAGTCGATCTCCGGAAAGAGATTCTACATATATGATCCTCAAAAGGATCTTCTTAAGAAGAACAAAAGGGTTCAGGTTTCTAAGGACGCTGACAAAGAATTTATCAAAGCATCATCGGATGTTGCAAGAATGAAGAGGCTGCTAAGGGTAATCAGTGATACTAACCCAGACAAGCTTTCTAACTTAGAGATTGAAAACAACTTGTACGAGTTGAAGACAAGTTCTCCAGAGAAATTCTTGAAAGCGGCCTTGGATAAGGATTTGGATCTCAGAGATGAGATTGCAGAAATGGTACAAAACGATATCATACGTAAGATAGGAAACCAGCACATCCATGCTGATGAAACATTGGGTGAGAACATAGCTGATACTATCGTATATTTTAAGAACAAGAAAAACTCCGGTGCGATAAATGCACTTAGAGCAAAACTTAAGGAAGTAAAGTGACAATACAAGAGATGCATATAGCGGTCAACCTGGGAGTCCAAAAGCTTGGGTCTTTCCAGGTTGACAATCTCTTACCTGAAGAGATCGACCATGAGTTGAACATGGCGCAAAGAAGGTTTATCAAGCAGAGATACTCTGCGTTGAGCAATCCAAAGCGCCGTGGTTTTGAGCAATCACAGAAACGATTGGATGATCTGCGTAATCTCGTAGAAGATTACTACCAAAACCTGCCCAGTTACATGGGCGCTGTGTATACATCTAAGGGCTCGGGAGACGTATTTGCCTACAGGGCAAAGTTTCCCACAGATTACATGCACCTAATTAACGTTAGAGCCAAGGTGTTCTACGAATGCAATATCGATAGAAATGTGCCCTTTGAAACATTTAGAAAAGAGTACTACTACTTGAGAGTACCAATCAACCAACCTATACGAGGTTACATTTTGGTAGATATCAGCGTTGCTAACGCTGCGGGTGCTTTAACTAGTGTTAAGTCTAACCTCGGGGGAATTACAATAGACTCTATTCGCAACGGAGTTTACGGAGAAGAGATAACACCAAGCCTGTCACCTAACGACGGGTTTTCTGATTTGACATCTCCTTCGATTACAGCAGACTCCCCTGTAGCAGATGCCAACGAGATATTCTTTAAGAGAGAAGCTGCTTTTACTCAGCTGACTGATGTATCTATTCCTGGTGCGGTGGGTGCATATGCAGTGCTACGTTGGAAGCATCCACTTACAGATGATGTAATTGACATAAACGTCAACCAAGGACCATTCGTGATAGATGAGGTAATAAGAGAAGTTACCCCTGAGATCATACAAGATAACCCAACACTGAAGCTAAAGAGAACACTTTGTAAATACTCTCAACACGATGACTTGTACGCTATACTAGATGATCCGTTTAATACAACAAAAAACTCGGCACCTTTGTATACAATACAGGAAAACTTCGTAGATTTGTACACAGGTTCTAGTTTTATCCCACAGGATATCTTTATAAAGTATTTACGGAGACCAGCCCTCATGAGTTATTCAAGAGGCATTGGCTCCGAACTGCCAGAGCACACACATGACGAAGTCATAGAGATGGCAGTTAAAAGCATCTTGGAGACAATTGAGTCACCAAGGTATCAGTCACAATCTGGGGAAGTCCTAGAGAGTGAATAATGTTTAACGATTCAATCAAACAATTATGAATCAAGTTTTTATTTCGAATCATATGAGTGGGATCTCAGATAACTCCCATCAACTATGGAGCTCTCTTGTTCACACTGCTGGGGCCGCAGCTGGTCACGAGGCGTGCATGGTAGGTATCTGGGACCCATACGGTCAAAGGTATCTTGACGGTACTACTGCCGCATTGGGACTTATTAATCCCCAGCTTATTGCAGGTATTGGTGATGGTGATGGAGTTGTTTTCCCAGGTATTGCTGACGGTACAGGTATTGTAGCTGATGCTGATGGTATTGCTGTAGGAGACGAAGCTGTTAACATTACCCCAACTAGCCCTACTTTCTTGAACAGAGCGTTCCAGATTGTTCAGGCTATGCCTAGTGGTAACCCAGTTGCTTCACCAATCATTCACACTGGTCAACTCAAAAGGTTGAAGTGGGATGTTAATATTGCACCGGTTAAGCACAAGTTGGATATTAACTGTGATGCGGGTATGGATGTAGGTGCTACAGTTGCAGCGGGCGACGAACTGACACTCATATTGAGTGTGCGTTTCCCCCACGATGCTGCATTCTACGAAGCTCAGATTAACCCAAGCGGTTCTGTAACTTCTGTTACTCCTGCTTTGTCTGCTGCTTTTGACAATCCTAAGCGTATCTACAAAGTGCATCATATTGCTACAAATGGTACTGCTGCTACTCAGACTGGTCTTCTTGTTTCAGCTATCAATGCTCACGGTCAGGTTAGTCAACTTGTTACTGCAACGGATGATGGCGACGGTCTGCTTCTCGAGGCTAATTTCTTCGGTATGGTTATCGATGCATTTGTTACTAAGAATGGTGAGGATGCATCAGGTCCTCGCACTGACGAGGCAGATATGACTATCGGTGTTGGTTCTTTTGCAGAAGCTCTTTCTGCTGAGAAGAAGGCACAATACTCACAGGGACACTTCAACAGAATGTACCTCCCAACAGGTGGGGTGACTAGTGCATCAGCAACTGCTGGTGGATTGTCTTCTGAGACAGTTCTTTACAACAGACTTACTCTCGAGTACGTGAACTCTAATGGTACAATGCCTGGATTTAACAGTCAAGGCAATACCAGTACTGCTACTTTGTACGTGCCTAAAGCTACCTATGCTAACCAAGATACTCAGCTTGCAGTAGAGGCAACCTTTGGACTCATTGATGCTACGGCAGCTAACGAGTTCAACTGGTAATAACTAACCTATAAATTAATGGGGGAGCAATTAGGCTCCCCCCTTAATACTTCTAATCATGGCATCAAGAAACGTACACGGAGATTCAAAAGTCAGAGTAAAAGCATCTGCCCTTAAGGCACGTGGTAGATACACGATTCAACTCAATAACCTAGTTACAGGTGAATCAAAAACTTTCCAAGCCAACTCTATAGCGGGTAAGCTGCAGAAGACTGTAGCGTTTCGTGGTTCCGGGGTTACTACAACAATAATCAAAGATTCAAAGGGTAGGGTTGTTAAGCAAAGCTCCCAAGTAGGTACCGCAGAAATTGATTGTTGTATAGCAAAGTTGGTTCATGATGCAATCAATTGCACATGCCAATGCAACAAGTGTAACGAAGATCTTAAGAGAGCAGAGACTATATATCTGCTGCTTCAGTCCGCAAAGCATGAAGCTCAGGTTCTGAACAACCCAGAGATGGCTGCAGATAAGGTTTTGAAAGCAAAAGAATTGTGTACAGAGGTCTGCGCTTGCGGCTGCTAAAAAGTATCGTATATGTCATCAGGAAAGCTATATTATGTACTCCCCTCGAAAATAGGTTTGGACGTTGTTATAGGCGGAGCAACAACTGCCAGCACAACAGTCTTTGCCCCACACAAAGTTCTCCCAGACCACAATGGTGGTAAACTTGTAGAGCTGACTGGCAATGGGACTAATATTGCAGCTGGAGTTAAAACTTTGGACCCTCTAAACCTATACTATGAAACAATAGTAGGGGTAGTACCAAAGAAGATATTATCTCCGATAACAGGGGGTAATGTTATTACCCTAAACGACGGTAACATGGATGACTATATTCAAGAGATTGATTATAGGTACCTAGATAATGGACATAGGGCAATAAGTATTGTATACAAAAGGAATGCTCTTATGAGCGACGTTTCTTACCCCGTCCTAAAGATGATAGAATTTGATATTCTATTTACAAATCCCAAGATACCAGAAGGTAATGATAGCTTTGCTAGGGGCAGAACCTCCACACAAACATCGCAGACAGTAAGACAATACCTCGTACCTGCAAAGTACGTAGCTGGGTCAGAGGCCGGTGAATCTGGATTTGAGTTTGACTATGCTCAAATGTTTGACTTTAGTGAGATCCCATTCAGCCGAGGTACGGGAGAGCCCAAAAGGGCCGACAAAAACTTTGGGGGTATTAAAGTAACAAATGGGGGAACAGAAAAAGGATGTATCCACTTTGACACTTATTCTTACACAGACCATAAGTGGGACGAAAGCTTTACCCTACGTCCCACCGGGGCATTAAAAGGGTTTTTCAGGGTTGCGCCCATATTCCCAAATATAGATGGTATTGACTATGCGAATACAAACTCTTATCTTACAGTCTCTCTGGATGCTAATAACCCAATAGCACTAGAGACAGATGTTACATCTGTAAAAATCAACTCCAATAGCTTTACCTACCGGCTGTCGCAGACATCCGGGGCGGGGTATGGAATGGGGTGTATAGGTACTGGTGAGATAGATGGGGGGAGTATAGGTAGACTTATCAACCCCTTGGGGGATATACAATTCCACACTGACAATGTAAACGATCTATATAAGCTTGGAAACCATTGTTACAGAAGCAGTGACTGGATGTTATACCACCTAACTGGTTTTTCTACCACTTTCTTTACAGACTATAATAATAACCCCCCTGAGCAGCACTTTACTAATTGGTTTACTGATCCCTGCGACCCAACTGAACTAAAAAATGCATCAGTAGGGTCTAGTACAGCTGATGTAGCACAGGGGGTTAAAAACTATCCTTTTGGGTGGTTTGGGTCACAGATAGGTACAGGCCAACCTACTGCAGTAAAAGAGAGAGCTAGTGCATTTTTTACGCAGAACAACAAAGCCCGTAGGCAGGACGATACTGTAGACTACACGGGTAGGATGTTCGATGGTATGATCTATGCTGTATCTAGGAAAGATGGTGCAAGTTTTAGTAGTGAAGCTTTTAGCACAAACATAGGGAACGGGATGGACATCAGGGACACGCCTAATGGCCTTGGTGTTCTGACTAATGTGGCTCTAAATATAATGGAGTACCAGGATACCATCTCTGACGCCCTTCTGACTGGGTTTAAATCCAACTTCGCTGCTCCACCATCCAATACTACCATTACTACCGGAAATTTGATGGCACTGGGTATGATGACTCCGCAAGATTTTATTAGTAATTATATTAATACATCTCATGGTTTCTTCTTGTGGGCAGGTACCAACGAGGGCAGTAATAGGCTATTAGGCCACCTCCTTGGCTCAACCACTAGCGATTTACCAACTCCGAACTCAGAATCAACAAATTTCGCAGCCCTTAACAACCTTAGTTTGGGGGGTGGGATAGTTATAGATAAAGCTGATCAAACGGACTTCGGGAGTACTATAATAAAAGGACTACCGTACCACATATACGTATCAGGGTTTGACGCATTCGACTACGGTGGGGTGTCTTCTCACCAAGATCTGGCAATAGATGACGTTAATGGTACTACTGTAGACAGCACTATAAGCAACACACAATTAACTGCTGAGCAAGAAGCCAGCCTAAACCTAGACAACGGCGTAAAGCCCTACATGGTTGGTGAGTCGGACAGCACTGGAGTTAAGCCTGCGTTTGTAACAGATACCCAAAGAGTCAAAGTTGGGGGTAAAGGAGGTATGGGTGCTGGAGCTGGCGATGGCTACGTCCCTAGCAGCATAGAATACTTTGAAAAGGCCATAACTAGGAATGGTGTAGAGCTTTCTCGAATAGGTATTGGAGCTATTAAAGCAAGCCAAGCGAGTATTGTAGCACTAAGAAGTGCATCTTCACGTGCCGACGGAGTCCCTACACTAGACAGAAATTCTACATTCTGGGGAGG